ACTACTATCATATCTTAATGATAAAGATGACAACAAGAAGTCCTAATCAAATGCACCTATTGACAATGATTATGTTGTTAATGCTATTTCTAGTATGAGAATGAATGATCAAACCAAACTATACTTTGCACAAGAACATCTACTACATTTGGGTGACTTGTTCGAGGGTAATGAGTGGGAACAATACCTTAATGGACATCTAATGTCATTGAAGGTAGAAGTGGATAGACAACTCAGTTTAATAGAGGATAAGAAGAATCTTACCACACGCTCCGCACGCAGCTCCCCTTAGTATGACAGATAGTTTTCCACAACCCTGTGGATAACTTGTGGAAAACCTGTGGAAAACTACGTCATTTATTAAATGTTAAATAAACCATAGTTGGGTGTTCTATACCTCAGTTAATGTTGAGGGATTTGGGGGTCTTAGCCCGAAGTCTACCGAAAGTCAAGCAGAAACGCAAGAAAGTTAAAAAACTGAAATATTCGGAAATCTCGAAAGTTTAATAAGTTAAAAACTTGACTTTTTTAGATAAATCAGTTATTATAAGTTTAAGATTTAATCAAAAACGTCAAAATGGCAGAGATTTTAGGCAAAGTAGGTTATCGTGAGGTGCCGAGCAGTGCAATTGAGTATTTGGAGCTCGATTTTGATAATAATTTTGTTAAAGTAACGTTTAAATCTAATCTAAATGTACAATATTGTTACAAAAATGAGGATTTAGATGAGTTTCAGTCTGCATTTATGGAACTCAGTGGTAAATTGGAAGCTGAACAGGATAGAGACGACGAAGATGAGCTAATAGAGGATATAAATGATACAATCGAGAGAGAAGATGCATCGATTGGTCGTTTCATTACTGAAAGGATCCAATCAGGCAATCTAAAACTAGATTCTAGGTTAGAACAAAACCCTGATATGTTGGCACGGGGTTGGGACGCTTTCACAGGTAGCACAATGCCAGAGGGTGCCGTGGTCGTCGGTGAGTCTGGGCTGAACTTTGAGGTGCCAGATGAAACCAATCTACAAAGTGGCACAAATGCATTTGATATTGCTGCGTCAGACCCTATAATAGAAGAGTACAAAGACAAGAACCCCCATCTATGAGAAAAGTTGATTCTGAAATGCTCGCTGCTGTTGCTTACGGTCGTTCATTCGCTAAAGGCAACAGGTCCGTATCTCATACAGACCAAGGAGTAGAGGTCAGATTCCACGGGCACCACATCGCAACCATTGCACCTGGTCGCTGCCGTGTAGATATCAACAACTGTGGGTACTGGACCAACACTACTAAGCAAATCTTAAATGAGATCCTTAGAGATGTGCTTGGCTTCGGTTTATTCCAAAGACAGTTTGACTGGTTCGTTTCCACTCCACAGGGTGAGGTTGAGTACGTTGGCAATTGGCAAACGTTTGCCTAAATACATCAGCATTGATCATTATTCTATGTCAGCTCCCAGGAATTTCATCAGTATACCACATACTGAACTGTCACCCGATCGCACCACTAGGTACCGCGTGACCCTGGACCTGACATTAGAAGATGATCCAACCCTGTGGGACTGGGAAGATTTACTAGAAATTGAAGATCCTGAAAAAGTCAATAATGTGACTTTTGAAGAATTTCTATAATCTCAATTTCTATTAAATCTTCAAATTTAATCTTTTTACATTTAATGGGTTGGCTGCAGAGTTAACAACTAACTATGACTACCACTAAAAAAGATTTAATCAAAAGGATAGTAGCTAACAGGATGGCTAAACTAGTAGAGAGTACACCTGGAATAGACTATCAGAAGGTATTGGATAATTTGTACGAAGAGTTTGGTAATAAAGATATAGAAGACATAGTACTATACTACAACACTGTATACAGTACTGAGAAAGATAAGGTGACAGTTGACAAAGTGTCTGACCTGATCTGATTTTGTTGCATTGGTTGCTATAATATGAATATGGAGGCAAGGGTGAGAACCAATTCGGTCTATGCCGTGGAAATCTCTTTAAGTCGAACCTCTCCATAGGGTTGACTAGGTTCTATTGTCATTAAAGGTCAGTAATGCAACACGCCACCACCTGACCACCCACCATTCATTTACTAGGAGTGCCTATGCCTAATTGGTGTAACAACCGTGTCACAGTCTCAGGTAGTGCCGAGGACTGTACTAAGGTTAAGAAATTCTTTGATTCGGATGAACCATTCAAAGAAATCTATCCAACACCAGATTGGTCAAAGACACCACTTGCCGAAGAGGATGTTGAATACCTTGGACGCAAACGTGGCGAGGTTGGTGAGTTACCAGTCCTTAAAGAAAAAATGTTAGGTAAATCTCTCGTCTTTCCATCTACTGATGCATTTGATGACAGATGGTACGATTGGCAAATCAACCATTGGGGTACTAAATGGGACATAGCTAGGGATCACGTAGAATGGGGTGATGATGACGAGGATTATTTTGTCATCCACTTTGATACTGCGTGGTCACCACCCGAAGGCATTTGCCAACGGTTAAGAGAGTTATTCCCTGATCTTAGCATCTCCTGGTTTTATGATGAACCAGGATGTGAGGTTGCAGGATACCTATGAAATCATTTCTAATCGAATGTGCCGAGATCAATTATTTCACGATCGAGGTTGATGCTGACTCTGAGGATGAAGCAATCGAGAAAGCACGAGAGAACATTAATTCATTTGAGGTTCTAGATGAGTATGTCTCTGAATGGGATATTAACGACATCAAAGAGATTTAACTCAGCTGCCCGACCAGTTTCCAAACTGTCACACAAAGACCCCATTCTCTCGGATGGGGTCTTATAATTTGTATATGACTCACAGAAATCTACCACTCACCGAGGCAACAGAAACCGCATTGGTTGACGCACTCGTAATGCTACGAGACCTCGGTTGCCCTGATCACATTGATGAGGAAGCATTTGAAGAACTCTGCGACAGAGTTTTTGAACCTACACCTTGGGATTACACCTAATGTACGGCGATCTCTTTCCACCTCATTTTTACACCGATCATCATCTCTATGAATCAAGTTCAACTAAACGAGTTTTATCCTCAACTCGTTCAAAAAGGATACACACTAAGGGAAGTGAACCAATCCCAACCAGTTCAGAAAGTGCCACAATGGTACTTGAATAGATACCCCGAAGCGAGTTATGATGAATACATCAACGAACTTCACGAGTATTTAAACGGACTATGAGCACACTTCATCACGAGGACATTTTAGAGGATTGCTATCTTGAGATCCTCGAAGAGTTTAGAACTGATCTACTCTTTATGTCCCAAGAACAGATAGACAAAATGGTCTATCAAAGATTCGAGGATCGCTGCCAGTAGGCAGCATCCTCTCTTTTTTGTCCTTTTATAATAGCATATGTCATTTTTCAAACACGTCCAACTTCACGAGTACGACATCACCGATAAGGGAATCAGTCAAGCGTGCTACGATGAAATGAAAGCAGAGGGTTACGACATCGTAATCACAGAAAAAGAAATGCAAGTTCTTGCCAAGCATCGATGCGAGGAGTTCAAGAACTATATGCGTCCTTTATTCGCTTAAACCAATGCCCGAAGCAAACGACTGCACATTTGATGCACTAGTGGAACACTATGCAGATTTGAACCTTGAGCGAATGGATCGCTTTCAAAAGAACCAATACATCCGCAACACACTCATCGATTTCTATTCTTCAATGACTGAGAATGAATTAATCAATTTCATCAATGACCAAGAACTCGAAGAGTGTGCTGATGAATTGATCGGGTCTTGTTATGGTACAAACCCACCCGATTGTTACATACCATCGAGGGATGATCCAGAGCTAGCAGACAGTTCACAAACTGACTACTCACGCATCCCAAGTCGGTACTGACACGCTATACTTAAAGAGTAAAGCAACCAAGGTTTTATGATCCGACTTGAACTGATGATGGGATTGGACATCCCCGACGCTGGCACCGTCACCGAAACTATGTTTGATGAATTCATCCGTAGTGACATTGCTCCACATCTCGACTATGCTACAATTATTGACGGCGTTGGTCTTTGGAAAGGCACCCGTGAAGATTGTAAAATTCTCGTCATAATGGCAGCAGAGTCTGACCGCCAAATGCTAGAATCAGTTCTAAGACAGATCGGCAAGGCATATGCTAAAGCATTTCGCCAAGATTCCGTCGGTCTTGTCTGCACACCCAATGTTCCTATGGAGTTACTTTCTTGAACGAATTCGACACAAACGCCGTTGATGATCTGATCCGTGAATCTCTCGGATCAGACGAGAACCTCGAAATGTATCTCAACGACATTCCAGAGGATGAAGCGGTAATCGCTCAACTAATGAAAGAGGTCTTGTGAATGATCCGAATCCTAAACAAGATCCTCAAACCATTCAATCGCAAACTCGTTCTATTCAAAGTATGACCACTGAGACCTACAATTTGCTTTGCAACGATCCCTACATCAAATACTACTTTGGAGTATGGTACGATCAGACCAAGGCTAGGACAGATAAATAACTGTCCACTTGAACCCCCATTCGCTTGAGTGGGGGTTTATAATTTGAATATGAACAACAACATCTTTCTCACCAACGAAGCAGCACGCAAAGATCCCGTTGTGATCGCTGCTATGAAATCCATCCTCAAGCAAATGAGTGATGAGCACGACCGCCACGTTGCAGGAATCGCACCTCAAACCGTGGAAGTCAGTCCAGTAAATTTCTTACAGGACGTATTGGATGATTTGGGTGACCCTCAGTTCAGAAACCGTGAGCGTGAAGAATACTTCCGCAACGGATGGGGTGAATCAGTCAACGGAGTTTGGCGATGAGATTCATTCTAGCACTCGGCGTAATCTTGGTTGGTGTCCACCTCGGCACCAACGCCATTCGCCAAGTTGACCAAATCCAACAGGACAAGATGGATCAGATTTGTGCCATCGACCCCAGTTACTGCACTGAGTAGAACAGTGATCCCCTCGGACAGTTAAACCGAGGGGTTTTTTATAGGGAGAATTCGGCAATGCTAATCTATAACGAACCGAATTAGCGAGATAAATATTTTTTTGAGAAAAAATTTCTCTTCTTAGAATTTTTCTATTATGGCTAGCAAGAAACCTTTTTGGACTATCTCCCGTGTACACGAGGGTAGCAAATTGTCTTCGGGTGTGATATACTGGAGACAGGATAGTATCTGGACAAACGCCGTTGGGGATGCTCACAAATTTCGCTCCACGACGACTGCTGAGAAAGAACTAGATAAACTTAAGATGAGTAATCCCGATGCCAGAGTCGAAAAAATCACCCCCTGATAGTGGTGAGTGGTATGAGAAAGTACTGAATGATCAAATCATCAAGAATGAACATCAAGTACTCGAAGAAAAAATAAACGCCCTTGAAAAACGGGTGGAAGAACTCTCAGCAAGACCTATCGGTAAGATAATGTACCGTCCCCCAGGTTCCACTAAGCATATGGAACTTGCTGAGTATTTGGATACACTCGAAAATAGGTTAAATACATTAGAGCTAAGAATAGAACTTGACGTTTAATGGGATGTAACTTCCAAGCAGGAATGACAATCTCTAGCACGTACGGTAGTCCCTTTACCTACGACGCTAGTGGGTCGAATTCTGATGACAACTTATTGGGAGTCAATAATGATGAGACATACTTTGAATATGAGTTTTCCCTAAACACTGTCACTTGTACTGATACATTGTGTGATACCTATGCACCGTCCAGTATAAGGGTTACTGGTACCGAGCAATATTTTACGTTATGGATATGCGATAGCACGACTGAACGTATATCAGTGCGAAACAGCAGTGGGCAGTTTAAGGTAGGTGAGACTATCACAGCACCTAATGGTGCTACTGGCACTGTAAAGGAATGGCACAACTTCCGAGAGGTTAATGGTTTAGATATCATAGAGATGGATAGTCCCTCTGGGAATTTTCCAGGTGAGACTGTAACAGGTACTGAATCGGGGGCGACCGCCGATTGTGTGGCGGGATGGTTTGATAGTCCTGGTAGTACGTTAGTAGGTGGAGTCACAGTACAAACAGAACCCGTTGTAGCGACCCTTAGTGGGTTCTATGCCTATCCCAAGAAGGTTTCCTATACAAAGTACTTAAGTCCTAAGTGTGATACCCTTGTAGAGGTCTGTGGACCGATTGCCGACTATCCCGACGAAAGCAAGGGATGGAATGAGATGTTCTATACGACGGGTGGCAGTTGTGAGTTTACTCAATTCCATAAAGATATGGAAGCTACCTCTGTATGGGGAACAACGGAGCAAACTTGTAGTCGTGAATCAACGTGGCCGATTAATGCTGATACAGGTGTCTATGTTGCAGTACCATTACTAGGGGAAGATGCCAACGGTAATCCTATAGGTATGCAACAGCAAGTGCATCCAGAACTAAAGGAACAAGTAGATAAGTCTTGGAATGCTTGGTTCGATGCAGCAACTGGTATGTGTGATGATGGAGGAGGGTTCCATAGTGCACAACAAATGCAACAATTAGCAGAAGCAATGGATGTTGACCTTGCTTTCAATGCTGATTTCGTTATAGATGGTGCACAACAGACCTATGTTAACCAAATGGATGCTGGACTAGAAGGCGATCCAGGTGACACAGCAGAGTTTTGGAGAGAAGTAAGGACATATAACTGCGATTTTACTGATGTAATTGATATGGAGATCGCTATGGCAGAGAATGCTGATGCGATTATGAAGAATCAACAGACTGTAGTGCCATCTACTTGGTATACAGAGAAGATGCAAGAGTGGTCTACTACTTCTTTTAGAGGTGTACCTCCTTCTGGACCTAGAATTAAGTGGAATATCTTTGAATACGTCCCTCATAGTAGAGGAAGAGAGGTATTTCCTTACACTATAGTAGGTGGATGGTACTGTGCTGACCTAGTACAGGGTCAAGTAGGTACTCAAGCTACTCATACTTACAATATTAACCTCGAATTGAACTCAAATTGGGATACTTACCGTGATTTATTGGCACAAGCTGTCGAAAGACAAGGAAATCCTTATGATGATGTGCTAATTACACAGATAAAATCATTCGTTGACCCTAGTCACGACAAAATTACCGTATTCGATTACGATATTGCGAACTTCCCTGAGTATGGATACCTAGAATTGAACAATTATGAGTATGCTGGACAAGGAATTAGTGACATTACTGCACTAGATCCAGGTTTAGGGTATATGAGTCAACCTACTGTGACCTTTAGTGACCCTGATTTACCTGGTGGTACACTAGCTACTGCGGATGCAATAGTAACAGGAGGGCGTATATACGGATATAAGCTCACTTATGGTGGTAGTGGTTACATACAAAGCCCAATTATTACCGTCTCTGCTCCCAATCCTGACCTAACTGCGACTGCTGATGTGGTTATGGGGAGTAGTTATATGATTAATATCACTATGGATGCGTATCCATTACTCTTTATGGGAGTAAAAGTGCAAGATGATCTAGGTCAAATGGATGAAAGACAGGTACAAAGACTCATTCCCGCCGTAGATTTCCAATGTACTGCGGATGGTACGAACGTACTAGTAGTAAATACCGTGTATACATTCGGTGAAACGTACGATTTAGACGATATACAGACTGGAATGCTCATTGAAGGGTTCGATGATCCAACAATTTACGTACAATCGGTCACTTTAAACGGTTCAACCATCCAAGTTTCCCAAAATGTACCAGCTGGAGTGTATAGAGTGAACACAAAGACCGCAATTCAGATGGATACTGCGTCAAATACGTCTCTTACTGGCGTAGATTTCACTTTTAGTGCTCCTCAAGTGGCAAATGCGACCGCATACACCCGTTTATTCCTCCAATCAGAGACAGGAAGCTCATTTGTTTACGAAAATTCACGTGAAATTGCTCATTTTGATGGAAAAACACAAAATGAAGACGGAAGTGTCACTCTAAATAACTTATTAAGGCAAAGAAAGCAGACGGAAGGCAAACAACACCTCCGAAATGACCATACTTTCTTGCACGTTTACGTATAATGGCAGCTTTTGGACTAACAACAGGCGTTTGTACGGGTCACGGGTGTTGGCCACCCCAAGGATATGCTCCTTCACCCGTTACAACCGTCAAAGTAACTAAAATTGCACCTCTGGTAAGTACTCAGGTGCGAAATGTGCACTGTAAACCGTGTGGAAAGAACCCTGCGTGCCACCCAGGCACCGTTGGCGTGGGTTGTGCTACTGTAGATGTGGGTGTAGGTGCTCCTTCGGTACCACAACCAGTACCAAAGACAGGTGATAAGGAAACAGATGCGGTACTAGCGAAGATTGGACCTAAGATTTGTCCCACTGGTCTCCCAGCTGCAAAGATCGGAACAAGTATCAGTTGCGGATCAAAGGTTGCGGTAGGGGCACCTAATGTGCTATTATGTGCGGGTGGCAGTTCAGTTTCTAAACTTGCTGCTGCGGCTGCTGCAATTGCAGCTCTGGGGGCGTTCCCAATACTATCGGTTCCGTCTATTGGTGGATCAGGTGGTTCTGGGTCACAATCTCCAGGTGATAACTCTGTTACTGATTGCTCTAACTAATGGCACTTTACAACAACACAACATACAAAGAAGCAACTCCAAAGAAAACTCGTCAAGGTACGGGTGCACATACTAAGTACTCTGCTACTTCAGCGAATAAGGCAAGGAAGAAATACCGTGGGCAAGGAAGAAAGTGACCTACCAAGCATTACCTAGGTGTTTACACATACAAGATAGCCCTGTCGCTGGACAGGGACTATTTGCTAAGGAGGATATACCCGATGATGTTTATCTGGGTATATCACACGTTGTGGTTGATGAAGATATTATGAGAACCCCTTTAGGTGGGTTTGTTAACCATAGTGAAGATCCTAATTGCATTAAAGTATTTGAAGAAGAGGAATGGGGAAAGATATATCATATGCGTACTATAAGACCTATTAAGAAGGGTGAAGAGTTGTTTTTAAAGTATACATTCTATCAGGTAACTTAAAAGTCGCTAAATAAAGTCACGAACTCGTGTAGTTGCGTATGCCGAAGGCTATTGACTTTAAAGACGTATCCATATCGTTGGGTATGAACCCAGTTACCGAAGACGTTCTTAACATAACCGACGAAGCTGCGGTTAAAAGAGCGTTATATAATATTGTGATGACCAGGAAAGGAGAGAGATTCTTCAAACCTGATCTGGGTAGTAATGTTGCGGATTTATTGTTTGAACCTCTCGACTCAGCAACTGCTTCTTTATTACAAGAAGAAATTCAATATGTTATACAGAAATACGAGCCTCGTATAAATTTACTTCGTTGCGATGTCTCTGCCAATTACGATGGTAATGGCTTTGACTGTGCGATTTCTTTTGAGATCATCGGAATTGAATCTGATGTCCAAATACAGGATGTAGAATTCTTCCTAGAAAGAACCCGATAAATGTCTTACGTTCAAGTTGCCAATTTAGACTTTACAGAGATTAAATCATCTCTGAAGGAATACCTACGATCTAATAGTGACTTCACTGATTACGATTTTGAAGGATCGACTCTTTCTACCCTATTAGATGTATTGGCGTATAACACGTACTATACGGCGTTTAACGCTAATATGGTAGTTAATGAGGCATTCCTCGAATCAGCGACCCTCAGGGACAATGTAGTGTCTCTGGCTAAGCAGATAGGATATCTCCCTAAGTCTTCCGTTGCTCCTACAGCAGTTTTGAATGTTGCTGCTGATTTTAGCACAGAAAATAACATTCCGTCAATTGTCAAATTGCCTAGAGGATCTCAATTCCTCACAAGAATCAATAGTACCACGTATTCCTTTATTACTGCTAAGGATTATGTTGTAGGTCTTAATAGTCAGTCAGTAGCTAATTTTGAAGACGTTGAGATTAAGGAAGGCAACTACGTTTTAGAAACTTTTACATTCAATGCAGCAATACCTCAAAGGTTTATCCTTCAAAACTCAGGAATTGATACAAGTACTCTTAAAGTTACTGTTCGACCAACATTTAATAGTACTAGTGTGGTTGAGTACCGCCTAGCAGATAACATTATTGGTTATGATGGTACATCACAGGTCTTCTTCTTACAAGAAGGCGAAGATGAACGTTATGAGATCATTTTTGGAGATGGAATCTTAGGTAAGAAACTAGATACTAACAATTATATCGAAGTTTCATATATTACTACTAATGGATCAGCAGCTAATGCTGCTAGAGTGTTCTCATACGGTGCTGTATTAGAAGATAACGTTGGTGGTAATGATTATGCACCTACGATTGTTTTAACTACTACTACAGCAGCGTCTGGAGGTGAAACCCTTGAATCAGTTGACTCGATTAAGCGAAATGCTCCGAAGTTTTTCAACACACAAAGTAGAGCAGTTACCGCAGATGACTACGAATCCATTATCCGTCGTATTTTCCCTGCGATTGCTGACATTGTGTGTTTCGGTGGAGAAGACGCTAGCCCTCCTGAATACGGGAAAGTTAAAATCGTCATAAAACCATCGTATGCCAGTTCATTAAGTGCATACACCAAGAATTTGATATCTACAGACCTTAAAAAGTATGCTGTAGTCTCAGTTACACCAGAAATAGTAGATCCTTCAATTACATACGTTGAATTGAACTCAAATGTCTACTATAACAAGTCTTTGACCACATTAAATGAGTCAGAGTTGAAGGCAGCAGTTATATCTTCACTTACCAACTATAGATCTACCTCAGATCTAGAAAAATTCAATGGTAGGTTTAAATATAGTCGTATTGTTGGTATCATCGATGCTACC